GGTGTTGTGTACAGGTCTTCTGGAGTACCGCTTGAGGCTGGCATAACGTCATGCGATACAACTTTGAATGTATTAGCCATTTATTTCTCCAAATTGTAGTATAATTATACCATACTCATAACGCTTTGTCAAGCATTTATTTCATCAGCCAAGTGCAATTGCAAGGGCTGTGGCCTCGTTAGCGATTACTGTATTCAATGCAGTTCCGTTAACTGTGATTGCATCTGCTTCCAATGTACCATCAATGTCGGCATCGCCAGACACATCCAGTGAACCCGCATCAAGTTCACCTGTAAGTGTGATGTTACGGAAGCTAGATACATCTTTGTTGGCATCTACCGTTACAACCTTACTTGCAACTACTGTACCTACAGCAGAGCCAGTGTCGCTGTAGTTGAGTTCCGCTGTTGTAGCAGTAACACCATCAAGGATATTTAGTTCTGAGGCTGTAGAAGTTACGCCGTCAAGAATGTTCAGTTCAGAAGCAGTCGAGGTGACGCCATCAAGAATGTTTAGTTCCGAAGCTGTGGCAGTAACACCGTCGAGAATATTAAGTTCTGATGCAGTAGCCGTAACACCATCAAGAATGTTTAGTTCAGCAGCAGTAGACGTTACGTTAGTGCCACCAATGTCAAGTGTCGTCATTGACACTTCACCAGCGACAGTCAGTACGCCGTCTGCTACCGTCATCAAATCTGTATCATCAGTATGACCAATAGTGGTGCCGTTTATAACAACGTCATCAATGTCCAGTGACCCACCAGTAATCAAACCTGTGGTTGTGATTGTTGAAGAGCCAGTATCAATAGTGCCGAACCCGCTGGTAATAGAACCAGAGTTCAGTGCGCCTACTGTGGTAATGTTAGAGGTTGTGTCAAGTGCGCTTTCAAAGAATGTCTCAAAGTCAGACAGAGCAACCTGCTTCATGGTGCCATTGTCGTTGACGATGACACGATCTGCATCTGCAAGTGTCGTAGATGAAGCCGCCGTGTCTCCGTCGAGGATGTTTATTTCTGCGGTGGTTGCCGTTGCACCGTCAAGGATATTAAGTTCAGCGGCGGTAGAGGTAACACCATCTAGGATATTCAACTCTGATGTAGTAGATGTCACACCGTCTAAAATGTTCAACTCTGATGCAGTTGCCGTTACACCATCTAGGATATTTAACTCTGATGCAGTGGATGTTACACCATCAAGAATGTTCAATTCGGCTGCGGTAGCAGTAATATTTGTGCCACCAATATCCAGTGTTGTCATAGAGACTTCACCAGCTACAGTGACTACACCATCAGCAACAGTAATCAGGTCAGTGTCATCAGTGTGACCAATCGTTGACCCATTAATTACAACATCGTCAATATCAAGAGAACCACCAGTGATAAGGCCAGTGGTTGTAATGGTTGATGAACCTGTGTCAATAGTACCAAAGCCAGATGTAATGGAGCCAGAGTTGAGTGCGCCAGTTGTGACAAGATTAGGCATTGCCGTAATTTCGTCATCAAAATAGGCGGCAAGGTCAGTGACCGCCACCTGTTTCATGGTTCCGTTATCGTTGAATACTACACGGTCTGCATCTGCTACAGTGGTAGAAGAAGCAGCAGTGCCGCCATCCATAATGTTGAGTTCTGTTGCTGTTGCAGTAACTCCGTCAAGAATGTTAAGTTCAGCAGCGGTAGAAGTAATAGCCGTGCCATTGAAATTGATAGCGTCTAAATGCGCAGTGCCGTCAATGTACAGGTCTTTAAACTCTTTGCTGCTAGAGCCAAGGTCTATGTCATTGTCAGTAGTAGGTTCAATGACACCATCCTTGACAACAAACTGTTCTACAGACGAACTAGATACGTCAACCGAAAACTCAATCTGGTTGTTAGGATTATCAATAACAACTTTGTTAAGTGGCGTAGTCTCGCCGGGGTCTCCAATCAATCCAATAACTGGACCTTCGGCGGCTGTGCCATCGTGTTTGTGACCCGTTGTATTTACAAATGCAGCTAGTACCTGATTAAATTCATCGTTACTGTGGGCAGCGGTAATAACGTCGCCGTCAGTATACGAAGATTGCCTAGTATATCCTGCCATTACCTTCTTGCTCCTGCGTCAAATTCTAACTGAAAACCTTTTAGTGAGTATGGGGCAGATGTGCCTCTGTCGTTTACTCGTAGTGCCACCGCAAAACCTGAACCCTCTACAGGCTGTCTTACCAATGGGTTTGTCTGACCACCATACGTTGAGGTGTTATATATAGCTGAACCATACACCGCAACAACGGTTGATGTATCAAACGGGTATGCTGCTGGTCTTGCAACATCCGGTGCCTCGTAGTCATACCGGAGAAACAAATCTGCGTTCACTGCAGCTTCAGGTGCGTAGTTAATAATCACACGCTGAAAGTTCTTGCGTATACCAGCATCACCCATAGTCAAATCGGGTGAACGATACTTACCAACTATTGTGTTGCCATCAAAGTCGTTGCCCTGTTCTTGCCTGTACACGTATCCATCAAAGTCACCATGTAAGACAAAGCTAGTGCCAGCTACAACCGTTGAGTCTGTTGCGCTTGCCCTAATACCAAGCGTGTCACCAAACTCGTAGCCTTCTCCACGACGCACACAAATGATACCTTCCGTTGCGGCCCTCGTAGTGGATGCCTTACTAAAGAAGATACGATACTGTGTCTTGTCTGGTATAACTAGACTTGTAAACTCATCTACGTCCGTAAGTTCTTGAAAGCGTTTTTGTACAGGACGACTAATTGTACCAAGTTCAACGTCGCCAATTCTTTCTGTACCAGCTACTGTACGAAGACCATCCGGCCCAAGAAAGATAATATCGCCAGCAAATTCTTGGATGGTAAATCCGTTAAGACATCCAATCTCTCGTGTTACCGGCTGTACAGCAAAGTCAGCGAGTGCGCTGCCTGTTAGTTTAAAGATACGTTCTTCACAAAAGATAAACAGTGCATCACGAAACGGAAACAGTCCAGTAATATTGCTGTCTACTTTAATTGTACCTGCGCCGTTACTGGTTTGGAAATCGTTGTCAGTAAATGGTGCAGTAAACGTAAGCTGTTGCGGTGTACTGGATGCGCCAGCAAAAAAGAGATGGTCTTTAAATCCTGTTACAAACTTTGGATTAGCTGGTGCGCCAGATGCATTGATGTCTGTAAGGGTTGTGCCGTCATACTTAGTAGCGTGGTTAGCACCGTCTGCCCATATGATAAAATCTGTTCCTGCGAGATTGTACCTAAAGAATGTATAGCGTCCAGCACTTGTCCTACCTGTATCTATCTCTGACCATGAGCCAGTTGTACCAGCCTCGTATATCTTTGTTCCACGTGCCGCAATAACCTTTGAGTTAAAGTGTGCCACCATAAGCACAGGCTCTGTAGATGCGGCTGTCTGCGGAACAATATTGCTATTCCACTTAGCGTATCCTGAAATGCGTCTGTAGCCACCACTAATGTCTGGCTCAAAGTTTTGCAGTTCAAGTGCCATCCCCGGTTGCATGGCAAACGTAGACTGGTCTAGTACAAGGCCACCCTGACAAGCGAACACAAAGGGGCTAAGTTGTGCTTCATCAGCCATGTGTTATGCTCCTGATGGGAAAATGGATACGCCGTACCTTTGTGAGTGCGGAAGATATGTTGACCGCACATAACTAAAATCTCTGTTGATAAACAAACTTTGCATATGCTTAATGCCCTCCTCAAATCGGGCAAAGTTAATGCCGTATTGCTGCGCCTCACCCCGATACTGATAACCGTAAGCTGTTGCACCATCTACAATCACCTGACGAAACTGTTCAGGAATAGTCGGTGCGTCAGTAGCGGCAGACAAAGCAGTGGGCTTTACATATGCATCATACTTTAATTCATATGCTTTGTCAGGATATGGAAACAGTCCATAGTTGTTATCTGGTGTTCTGAATACGTAGATAGGCACACCTCCCACATCAGAGGTAGTTTCTTGGTCAATGTACTTATCTACGTACTCTTTATATTCCATGACACGTAGGCTTACACCTGCTGTGCCAAGAGTGTCGTTTTTACTTATGCGGAATGTTTCATAGTCCACATTATAGATAGTGGCACCAAGAGAATAACGTGTTGTACCAGCTACAAGAGTTTCGGTTTGTAAGCCGTGGCTAAATGACCACCCGAACTCTCGTTGAAAAATATAGTTGATGGCGTCGTTCACAGCATTTTTACACTGCGTCTGAAATCCACGAGATGTAGTAAAATTAGAACTCGTCAATGCAACT